GAATGCCAAAACCATTTCGTTCTCCTCTTATTTTCCGAGAAAGTATTCACCTTTGGCGGAATATAAGGGATTCCCTTCACCGGAAAATGCAATTGCCACAATCGAACGATGGATGAAAAATAAAAAGCCGGTTCGATTTCTTGTTACCGGTACGAAGATCAATTTAAACTGCAGCATCGATGCCTTTACTCATCATGAAGGCCAAAAAGACATTGGAGACCGTGATTTCGATATCACATTAAAGGAATATAAAACAGCGTCTCCGCGAAAGATCAAGCAAAAAAAGAAGACGAAAAAGAAACGCCCGTCAAAGGCAGCGCCTAAAGTATACACCGTAAAAAAAGGGGATACCCTCTGGCATATTGCTGGCCGATTTTATGGAAACAGCCTGCAGTGGCGGAAAATCTGGAATGCGAATAAAACAGCGATGATCAAGCGGAGTAAACGAAACATAAGGCAGCCTGGTCATTGGATTTTCCCCGGCCAGAAACTAAAAATACCTCAATGAAAACAGGTGGGGTGAACGAATATGATTGAACTATTCGTAGTAAAAGAAACGGAATGGCGGGAGCTGATGACAGAAAGTGTTTCCCTTGAAGGCCAGCGGTACCAGGCTCCCCGTTCTATTCAAGCGACGATCGTGGTCAAACAAGGCGATCAAAAATATTACAGTGTCCAGGAAGGCGACACGGTTTTATTCAAGTGGAAAGGCAAAGAGCTGTTCCGCGGAATTGTGTTTTCCAGGATACCCGATGAGCATACGTTGGTGTTCACTGCTTATGATATGCTGCAGTATCTTGTGAAAAATAAAGATGTCTATGTTTTTTCAAACAAGCGGGCGGATCAAATTGTCCACCGGATCGCCAACGATTTTCAAATCCCAAAGACATCGATCGCCAATACAGGGTATACAATTAAATCTCTAGTCATTAAAGACGACACATCGCTTTATGACATCATTTTGAAGGCCCTAAAAGAGACCAAAAAGCAAACGGGGAAAAACTTTCAGCTCTATTCATCCAAAGGAAAGCTCGGTTTGCGGGCATGGCCTGACCCGTCGGAAATTTGGGTATTAGAAACCGGCGTCAACATTATGGACTATCAGTACAGTACATCCATAAATGATACGGCGACACGCGTTAAAATGCGACGGCAGAAAGACAACAAAACTTATACGGCTACCGCAAGCGACAGCACCGGCATAAAAAAATATGGTGTTTTGCAGTATGTTGAAACGGTATCGGATAACATTAACCAGGCACAGCTCCAAGAGCGAGCCAAAGTTAGACAGTCACAGAAAAAGGGTGTCAAAAAGGAGCTGAAAAGCATTCAGGCGCTTGGGATTCCGGATCTTCAAAGCGGCATGCCAGTGTACATCTCGATCCCGGAGGTCGGCATTAAACAAAAGTATTGGGTCGATACAGACAAGCATGAATTTAAGGGTTCAAAACACACGATGACGATCGATGTTGTCCCTAAAAACCATATGCCAAGTGGAGCGTCGGCATCATGAGATTAAGTGATGCCATAAAGGAATTGGCTCTCGGAGCCGTGAATGCAGAATCTCCTGTCGATGTGATGCCCGCGGAAATCGTATCGGCCTCACCTCTCAGCATTAAAATTCGAGACAATGACAAATTGGTGATTCCCTCTGATTTGTTGGTTGTGGCTGAACATTTAAGGGAACATACAAGGGAAATAGAGCTTGACGGTGAGAAAAAAACCATCCGTTTATACAATCAATTGAATACAGGTGACCATGTGATGATTGCAGCCATGCCAGGCGGGCAATCTTTTTTTGTGATCGACAAGATATAGGAGGTGTCTGACATGGCGCTTTCCCCGGAAGTAGAATTTGAAGATATTGAGGATGACAGTGACGTCATTGAGACTTCGAAAACATACAAAATTGATTTTGATTCCGGCCGAATAACGAATGAAATCATATCAGGGCTGGATGCCATAAAACAAATGGTCTATATGGCCCTTCGAACAGAACGTTATGGTTATCCGATCTATAGTCATGATATCGGAAATGAACTACAGGAGGTTCTTTCTGACAATGAAACGACCGATGCTTATAAGGAAATGGAGATCCCGCGACTGATCGAGGAGGCTCTGATTTTTGACGAAAGAATCACGGCCGTCAAAGATTTTGAAATTCATAAAATAGAGGACGCCTTTCATGTATCATTTACGGTTGAAACAGATGAAGGAACCTTGGAGATTGAAGAGGTGATTGGTGAAGATGTTTGAAGATCAGACGTTTGATGAGATTATGGAGCGTATGCTTGATCGTGTCCCAGCTGATATTGATAAACGGGAAAACAGTGTGATTTGGAATGCGCTGGCGCCAGCGGCTGCAGAACTCGCTCAATCCTATATCTGGCTGGACACGGTGTTGGAATTGGTCTTCGCCGACACTGCCCAAGGTGAATTTTTAGACAGGCGGGCCGCTGAAGCCGGTTTGGAAAGGCAGCCAGCAACAAAAGCGGTTAGGGCCGCAAAATTTACAAAAGGCATTAACATTCCCGTAGGCTCTCGCTTCTTTATTGACAATCTGTATTTCAAATATACGAGGGATGGTTATTTGGAATGTGAAACCGCCGGAGAAGCCGGAAACGCAAATTTAGACGGGCGTCCTCTCCTTTCTCTCGATACAATTCCAGGACTTGATTCAGCTGTCATGGGGAAACTCCTGGTTCCAGGCAAAGAAGAGGAAACGGACGAAGGATTGTATGCGCGGTATTCCGTCCGGGTCCGGCGGGAAGCCGTAAGCGCAAATAAAATGCATTATAAGCAATGGGCGGAAGAGGTAGACGGAGTTGGCCGGGCGAAGGTATTTCCTCTTTGGGATGGAGACGGAACGGTTAAAATCGTGATTACAAATGCCAAAATGGAACCTGCATCGGAAACCTTGGTCGATAAGGTAAAAGACTATATTGATCCTGAACCAGGCAAAGGGGAGGGACAGGCTCCGATCGGGGCGACGGTCACCGTAGAAAGCGCAGTATATAAAAAAGTTGATATTGAAGTTACCGTTGTTCCCGAACCTGATTACTCAATTGAGGATGTTCAAAAAGAAATCGAAGATAAAGTGAAAAGCTTTTTTAAAGAAATTGCATTTACAGAAAGCATTGTCCGACTTTCCAAAATCAATAACATTGTGTTTAACGCGGATTCTGTCAGCGATTATGCTGATGTGAAAATCAACGGGGATACGAAAAACTTGGAGCTGAAGGATGAAGACATACCGAAGCTTGGGACGGTGACGATCCATGAACAAGATTGAAGAAATGGAGAACTATTTGCCGCCGTTCCTCACAAAAGTTAGAGAAATGAGCGAGATTCTACAAGCGGAGGCTCCGGAGTTTGAGCAGCAGAACAATGATATTTTTGATCTGACAGATCAGCTGTTCATTACAACAGCGACATGGGGCCTTGATCGGTGGGAAGCTCTATTAAATGTGGCCAGAGAATCTGGAGATTCTATAGAGATAAGGCGACTACGGCTGATATCGAAGACATCTAATATTCCGCCGGCTACTTATCAGGCTATCGAACAAGCTTTAAACCGATTTTTAAAGAATCCTTCAGCTCAAGTTCGGCTACTTCCGAAAGAGTACCGTTTTAATGTAGATATTGACATTGATGATTTGCAGAATGTCAGAGAGCTTATTGAAACAATTGAAAATATAAAGCCGGCTCACCTCGCATATACATTTCGGCCGGGCTTTAATGAACAGCTGAAGATTAAGGATACGTTCATTATGAATCATCGAAGATATCGAAAAATAAAGGAGCTCCGGGTCGGCTATTCTGTCACACTTGATAATAATGAGGTGGTTTTAACATGATCACAAAAAAATACAGGGCGCGCGTGGCGGCCGATCTGAAAAACAGGATCAAAAAGGTTTTGTTGAATGGGAAAGAAACTGAGATTGCCGACATCACGATCAATGGCACAACTGTCACTGTACTGACTAAACGTGAGGAAGATGTCAGTCACATTGAAAGTGTCAAAATCATTGATGATCAAGACCACGTGATTACAGAACGAAGTCCTGACCTGGATGTCAGTACCAACCGCACGCTCGATTTCCGATTTACATTTGAGGTGGTGGAATAAATGGCTTACAAAGCAAAGACGGACTGGCTCCCGGATGATCCGATAAACGAAGATGACGTCAATCGTTGGGAAAAAGGCATAAAAGACGCCCACAAAGAACTGGCTGCCCATAAAAATGATCTGAATAATCCGCATGGTACGACAAAGGCTCAAATTGGGCTTGCGAATGTAGAGAATGTCAGACAAGCATCTAAAAAAGAATTTCAGCAACATGCTGGCGATACAACGATTCATATTTCAAAAAAGGAGAGGACAGAATGGGATGCCAAGGA